AAGTGATAATAACCTTCTTCATCCATTATCCTAATCCAGAATTAAATCTCATAAACTCTATTGCGTTTTTGATTTGGTATGTGCGATTAGTTATTTGCTTCAGTATGCTCTCAATATAGACAAGCATCGTATCATAATAATCAATCTTTAAGCATACTGTAGAGAGTTTGTCGTCTGCATCAAGATACTTTTGCATAGTATCTTTGTCTCTAATTTTTTTGGGAAAAGGATTTTCTATGTATACATCAGGATCAGATTTACCGCTGAAGTATTCATATCGTTCGTGTCTTATATTTTTTCTTTGTTGTTCTGCTTTTTTTCTTAGCAGAAATATATTATTATATAACTCAAAGTATTTTGCATGTAAAGAAGGGATATTTAGTGATTCGTCATGTAGATTGTCTCTATCTATTTTAGAATCCTTCTCCCACATCCCTTGAAGTTTATCAAGATCGATCATAAAGGTTTATTGGTCAAATCAGTCAGATTGTATATAGTATACTTGAAACTAACGTCTGCTGTAAAGTATTCAATGTCTGTGTCAGTGGCATCAAACGTAATAGTAGACAATGAATAAGGGAACATATCTTTAAAGTTTACATTAAACTTTGCCACCAAGTTACTACTCAAGATTTGTAAAGTTCCATCAGAGTAAATGTTATCTCCTGCTCTACCAAAGTTTCCTGGCAGAACTGCTTCATTCTCAAGATTGTTGAACTCCTGTATAGACTCGGGATATCCAAGACCACGAATCCAATTCTGAATCTCCATGTAGTTGACAAGATCTTCATCAACTAAAAATCTGAGAGTAAGATCACCAAATTGAATCTTATCTCCAGGTACATCAATGTCCTTCAGATAAGAAGGTTGAGTTGCAATACCAAGATCCAGTGATGGAATATTTGCTTGATTGCAGAAAAATGCTACGCCAGGACTTCTTTTCAGGGAAAACTTAAACCCTGTTGGTGCAAGAAAATTTCTATTATCAATTGGTGTACCTGGTCTATCTTTAGCAGATTTTCTGGTTGCCATTATTCGCTCACTACAGTAGAACCGATGAAACCACCGTTTCTTCCATCGGGATTTGCTTTTGCAGAATTTGCTAACTCTTCAGTCGCATAAGTTATTTTTCCTGAAGGATCATCTGACCATCTATTTTCACCTTTAAAGTAAAGAGTGATAGACGGATCAACTGATGCAGGTTTGGTGATATAGTATGCCATGAGTTGTTTTCTAACTATTTATGAATTTATCATCTGTTTTCTTTATAGTGACGGATACGGTGGCAGTTAGAACAAAACATAAAAAAAGGGTGCGGAAACCCGCACCCCTTGGAAATATGTGAACCAGACTCACATGAGGTTCTTGACTGCAACTCTTCTGTAGTAGCGGTTGCTGTTAACTCTGAGGCGACCTGCGCCGACAGTGGTTCCTTCTGCAAAGGGGTTCGCGACCATGCCGTAGCGGGTCTTGAAGCCAATTTTTGGTTGGAAGGTGTTCTCTCCAACTGCACGAACCATCTGAAGAGGAACGTATGGGCAGTAGAATAGACCTGCGTCATAAGGTGAAGAACCCTTATAACCAACAACGTAGTACTGGTTGCCACCTGCTGCGTTAGCAGAGGTAAGGTTAGCAGAATAAGGATCGATGTATACACGATACTTACCTTGCAGAACACCAGCGAAGGTGTTACCAGTGTCATCAACGTTGAGGTTAGCGTTGAGTGCTGGGGTGTAATCAAGTACACCAGCCATGGTCAGTGCGGAAGCAACGTCTGCAGAACACAGAATCATGTTGCCCTTTCCTCTACGAGTGCGCTGTGCAATTGCGTTAGCGTCTCTCTCGATTTGGAACAGAAGTCCTTTGAACTTCTCAACAGACCAACGACCATTGGAGTCGATGTCCAGGTCGAAGATACCAGCAGTAGCGGTGTTAGAAACAGCGCCTTGCTCAGCAACCTTATAGACGGTTCTGATGACTTCGCGGTTGATCTCAGCCAGGATCTCAGAAGAGAGGATGTTGGCGAGTTCTGCTTCAGCGTTAAGACCGTGAATTGCCTTAAGGTCTTGTGCCAGTTCCAAGGAGTACTCAGCTTTGAGTGCTCTGGACTTAGCGGTTACGGTGACTTTCTCGATCGAGAATGCCATCTCGTTGAAAGCATCATCAGTGGTGCCAAGGTCTTCTGCCTCGTCGGTACGCATACCCTGACCGACGTTATATCCGGTAGAAGATGCAGAACCAACAGGGTTCAGTGCTGCTGGGTTGCTACCTGCTTGTGCGGTAGTACCCAAACCAGCGTTACCATCGGCAAATCCGTTGATGAGGTCGAATCCTTCGTTCTGACCAGAGAATGCGGTATCTGCTTCGTTAAACAGTGCCTCTGTACCACCCTGTGAGGTGTACTTAGAACGCATTGCAAAGATCAGTCCAGTAGGACCAGACATTGGTTGTACGCCTGCAAGGTCATAAGCGACCAGGTTAGGCATAGAGCGTCTGATCAGGGAGATCAGTACAGGGTCGAAACCTGCAACCGTCTGACCACCTGAAGAGGTGTAGCCACCATTACCAACAGCGTTGGTAGGTTGCTCTGCAATCATGCCGCCTTGCTCAAAGGCGACTTGCTCGTGCATAAATTTTTCTTGGTTTTCCAGCAGGACGGCGGTAACCGCTCTACGATGGGGATCTGAGATTTTATCAAGACCCTCATAGTTGAGGAGAGGTGCCCACTTTTCCTGCAACTGTTCGGATTGGAACATTTGCTTTTAAAGGGTAATGTTTACGTTTGAACTAATATTAAATTCAGTTTTGCAAAGTCGAACCCAGGGTTCTCAGGTATGCAGACATTGAGTTAGAGTAGGACTCTGGTGCTGCGTTGTCCACGCCCTCTGAGAGAGTTTCAGACTTAGCCACGGAAGACTCTTTCTTGGAGTTAAAATATGACTCCTTGAGTGTTTCCAGTTTTTCACGATAAGATTCTTCACTTTCAAACTCAACACTTTCGGAAAGTGAGGCGAGCTTCTCCTTCTGAGTGGACGCGAGTCCTTCAGAAACTTGATCTAAGATTCCATCAGCAACCGACTCTGCGAGACGCTTGTTAAGTGAAATATTTTTCTCAATCTGCTCGTTGAGTTTTGTCTCCATGTCATCAAGTTTATCTACCATGCTCTCGACTACATCATACTTTTCATCAGGGATTGATACATAATGTTCTTCAAACAGACCTCTCATTCCCTGAAGGAAGGATTCGGTCATTTCAGTCTTGAGTGCATGTTCAATAACAAGTGCGTTCTCAGTGAACCACTCGTCAGAAACATATTCAAGATAAGAATCAACTCGCTCTGCGAGTTCTTCTTTTGCTTCAGCAACTTGCTCGTCCAGTTTAGCAGCATATTTCTGCTCCAGGGACTCAGTTACTTCAGCAACCTTGGACTTAAGCGCGGCCTCAAAAATAATTTTAGCCTTCTCTCTGAATTCCTCAGAGAGTTCTTCGCCGCCAAGAAGTGCATTGACATCTTCTTCAATATCGACTTCTTCTGTGGTTTCTTCTTGCTCAGCAACTACCTTTTCAGTAGAAGTTTCTTCCTCTTCGATGGTTTCCTCATCATCGAGGATTTCTTCTTCCTTCATTCCTTTCATAGGTTCTGCTGCTTTTGCTCCTTTGGTAACCACATCTTTGACACCTTTGAGAGTTCCTCCAGGAGTCTTTAACTTTGCTGAGTCGTCGTCTGGCTTGTAGTTCTCGGGAGTAGGACCTCCGAGATCTTCGTATGAACCAGCGATGGACGTATCCATAGAGTCAGCTGGTTTCGCCCCGGCATTGACAGCAGTTTTGGATTGCTTTGTGCCTACTTCCATTTCTTGTAAATCTCCACTGGACATTTGAACGCTCCGATTCTTTACTGTATAAAATCTATATTTATTTATAAATTATAATATTTTATGTATCAGATTAGATACTATTAAGGAAATCATCGAACAGATTCAATTTCTGCTCATCCAATTTCTTTTGATCAACTAAAGTATTGATATGCTTATAGGTCTTTTCTGCATATTTTTCACGGAGGATGCCACCATCCCAGACCCAATCTTTTCCTTCCATAATACCCTCAACAAATGCATCGGGAGCAGAAGGATCAGCAACGATATCAGCAGCAGTTGCTAACATGAAGTCGTCACCAACAACATTAGTTCCCTCACGAGTCATTTTAAGGGATCCAATACCACGAGAAGAAACACCAAGTCTTACACCTTCACCAATAAGTGATTGTGCAATCTTGCCCATGGGTGTGCTAAGAATCTTCGCTTTACCAATAAAGTTAGAACCAGATTCTTTCAACGAAACAATCTTGTGGGATACTCTGTCAAGATTAACGGTTGGACCGTCAGGATGACCGAGTTCACCAAGTGCTCTACCTGCTTGAACATGGTTCTCATTATAACGAGAAACCTCGCGACGAAGAGTCTCCATAGGATACATACGACCATTGCGGTTCTTGATGTTTCCTTGAAGGAATACACCTTCAATGTACAGGTTTTTTTTACCGTTGCGGTCTTCAACGATAAAGTCAACTGTTTCGATTTCTTCTCTGATAAGTTTCATTGGTTTTTACGCGGTGACTCCTACTCTTGCAACTTTAATTGTTGCACTGCCAATATAATAAATGGTATCTTCTGGATGTTTTTCAATCGTTTCAACAGTTCCACTGGGAACAGTGATAGATCCAATACCAGAATAATTAGCATCCTGTACAAATAAAGCCGCAGTTGCACCAGAATCATTATAGATTCTGACAAATCTGGCAGAGTCAACGGTCGTTGAGTTGGCAATTCCCGTAGCTAATTTTTGTTCACCAGCAGAAATGATTATCCTTGACATTTTTATACAGAATTTTTATTTATTTATAAGTATCAGACACCATCAGTAGTTTCGATGTCTTCATCATCAATTTCGCTTTCAACTTCATCAGGGTCACCAAAGGTTTGAGACGCTACAAAAGGTCGAAATGCGTCAATCTTCTCTGCAGATTTAGCAAACAAAAGATCTTTAATTTTGTCGCTGATCTGAGAGGGAGACTCGTCAGTCACAATAGAATCTAAAAGGTCATCCATTTAATTGTATAATAAACAACTACATATATTTATATTTCACCACCCTTGGGCAATTCTGGTGCCTCAGTGGCAGATCCATCAATTTCAGGTTCCATCACTGGAGCACCTAAATCACCACCAGCACCTTCTGGTGCAAAGGGTAATCCTGTTGAAGGATCAATAGTCGCAGGGTCAGGAATAATACCTTGTTCAA